GTCATGGTGACGATGATGGTTGAAGCCCTAAGGCTCCCGTTTGTTGTTGCGATGATGATTTTGAATCTGGTTCTTCTCTGACGAGTAAGAGTTTATCCATTCCGGATAATCTCTCGCACTGCTTCGTCAAGCGTGCGATTACTGCGTCGAGACGTCTCCGGTCCGACTCACGATTCTGCTTTGTATCAGCGAAGACGTGGGTGAGATTTGAAGGTAGTTGGATGATAAAAACGTCTCCATTCGAGGCGTTCGTATCACCACAAAGATAGGATCCGGCATTTATGGATCCATACCCTTCCTCTCCCACCGCTACGTCTACGTCGAAGAAAGCCGTGACGTGAGCATGGGTGGCTGACTGCCCTCCCTCCCGAGAAGATGTTCCACCGTCCATAAACGAGACGAGTGTAGCATTCTTGGAAGAGAAAGGTAAGGTGTGACCTGTAAAGGTGAAACCAAAACTGTGGCAATTAACCATGTACAGTCCGGACCTATGAATTCTAATATTAGATCCATTAGGATCTATTTCATAGATACTGGAACTCCCGGCCATCTCAGTAGCGCCTTCCATAAATGGACGGCTTGCTGCGAGAGGCTCTGGGACAGACCGGTAATGTGCGACTGCTGTGGAACCAGTTCCTGCAGGATTAATCCTGGGTTCAGAAAACACTACATCGTAGATGATTTCTAACTCCCCTAAGATCTTATCCACCTCCTCGACACCAAAAGATGCCATTTGGAGTTGAAACTGGTAATAGAAGAGATCATTGTCGGTAGCCCCTGGCATACCAACAAATAGCTCTTGTAGAGGGCGATCTTTCCTGGCACACTCAACATAGTGTATCCAAGGTAGATCAGGTCTTCCATAGACGGCACCTGGGGATTTCTTCATGAGGTTCGGTTCGTCGTACTTCTTTTCATCTGCATTCGAAAGCGAGGTTAAAATAATCTCGCCCAAACTATTCCCCTGTGGGGTATAGTTTGACGAAAGCGGACGGTAGACAAGTACGAAGCCTTTAACTTCATATTTTCCCCAATTCAAAGATTCGTTTTCTAGCCAACCTCCTAACTGGGGGTTTGCTGGATTAAACTTGATCTGAGTATTATAGAACTCGCCTGATGTTCCATGGGACTTCAAGTATCCGAGGGATTCTCTAAAAGAGACCCTCTTCTGCTTGGTTCCCCTGAACACAGGAACACCACTAGGGTGATGCAGAGTATTCTGCTTAAGTTCATAGGTGCCTGATCCCATAAGGGTATCAACTGCAAGACCTCCAAGATCACTTCCAAGTCTTTGGCCAATTGTACCAAAGCCGGAACCGATCTGGGCTCCAACAAGCTTCGCAATCTGCTTTGCTGTCTTTTTAATGCTACTTTGAGCATTCTTCCGTCCCTGAGACTTTTGTCTTGAACGGGTTCGCTTTGAGTTCTTCATAAGAACTTGGTGAACTTGGCAAGGAATTCGGTGATAAATCGAATTACAGGTCAAGTATGGGATTCTCCAGACAGGGAGGACTATACATCAGGTGGTAACCTATAAAGGATGCGCCGTGTAGTCTCTTGGCATTTTGTTTAGCTCGTACTTCTACGATTTGGGCAATTACACCACCCAACCCCATAGGGTCGGTGTCTTACTCGAAATTCGCTTCTCTATAGGATGGAAAGTTCTGAATTCTTCGATCAAAAAGATCAAGATTCGAACAGGAACCGTATCTACGGCTCACTCCATCAGAAGAGTTGGGAAGATCGGGTAGTGGAGGACAGGAGGGCGATGCACCTAGGACAACCTTAGAATGCCAATAGGACTTCATAGTCTCTATTGACATTGGTTTGATCCGATAATCACGGATCCTGCGGATCTGACGTTTAATAATTTTGTCAGGTACCGGGGTTGTTCGCATCATCGAAGCTCTTGTGATGTACGCGGCTCGGCTGAGCCACTCATTCACTTGCTTCTCCTCTTCTTCTGTCCTTTCATGATTAGGCTCAATTCTGAGTCTAAGTCCGAGATTCTTGATTGCAACGGCACTTCTTTGTATACTGAATCCTTTTGTCATATAAAGTGACAGCTTTGGATCGTTCACGAATAGTGCCGCCAAGAGTCTTTGCTTCCTGGAAATTTTTAGATTCGTTGGGGCATGCGCTATATCCACACCGTAGCCACCTAGGTGGCACGGGATAAACCAATTGGGGGTCCAAACGTGATCAAAGTTTTTGCTCACGGGACTACACCCAAGAGGGATATAACCTATTTCTTTAAGAAATTTTGGTTGTGGCATAGGTTTGCTCGCCCAACGAGAAAAGCCAAACGGTAAGAGACCCCTACTAACAGGACAGAGATCCATCATTTCTGATAGGTTCTTTCCAATGTTAACGGGTGTCGCATTACTGTGTCCGGCTTTAATAGAATCTCCGGTCAGCAGAGACAGGTTTATAAAACCTTCTCGGACCATACCTCCCGTGCCTCTCATTCGATATAGTCGTGAGTTGATCATGCAGAGGTTCTTGGAAACATAAGTCTTACCGACTGTTGTTTCAAGCCCTACTGCGCTGGTAACTCGAACGAATAGATCGAACAAGCGGGAGGATTCGGGGGCTCGAAAGCAAATATCGTCGCCGTTTATGACACAAGAATTTCTGAGTATTTTCTTGTGCTTGCTGTCTACCAGACCGGACTGTACCGCCATCTTACAAAAAGTTTGATAGCAGGCCAGGTTGATCAGGCAGAGCAGTGGAAACGACAACGGGTGGCCCATTAGTTGGCCTTCCATTTGTCTTTCGCGTTCAGTACAGTTCGGATACTTTAACAATGCTCTCTGAAGAGAGAACCAGACAACGTCTGGCGCATAAAGTTCCGAGCAGTCCATTACCGACTGTAAGCTTGCCAATGAAACATCATTGTGTATCTTATCTGTGGCTGAACTATAGTCCACCGAATACCACACCCAACCCCTAGGTGTGGATTTATATATGCGGTCGATGTGGTCATTAGCATCAGTTGTCATAGTTGAAAACTTGGAATTTTTCCAGAGGTTTAACATTTGACCCTGTGCAGGTTGAACCGCCGTATAGAGGTAGCCGTCTCCTTTAGAGAGGGTCCTCACTTTGGCAGGTTCCAAAACATGACACACATCGACATGCAAAAGGCTTTCATCTCCAACGAGTACACGTCTCCGCACGTTACGGAGAGCGGTCTGAATCGTTTCAGATCTCCAGTTAACTAGGTTGTCAAATCCTAGCTCCGGTCTACTCTTACCATCCTCAAATATTTGTTGTAGAGGATGCTTTCGGATGGAAGCCTTATCATTTATGTCCAAGGGATCAAAAAGATTACAAGTGCCACCATCTCTTCTTGAGACGGTTGTGCAGGCAGAGCCTGACGGCATAATCTTAGAGGGTCTAACCCTACGATCGATTGGACTACTGGTTTTCGCAACATTGCGACTACCTTTCTTGGTGAAGATATCGACCGCGGTTAAATTCATCTGACTTAGCACTTTAGGCTTAAGTTCAGCGATTTCCGCAGTCAGTTCTGGATGAGGTCGGCAAATGAGTTTTTGATGTTTCTCATATGCCTCCTCAATCCTTTTCTCACCGAGAGGTAGCCAGGCCCTCTTCGATTGGTAGAGGGAGTAGATAAAATCAACTCGACCTTTACAAATCATACGACTAATAAGTCGAAGAGGGTAACCACAAAATAGTGGCGGGAGATGGTTAAACTTCTCGTTAACCCAAGCACCGTTCTGAAACTCAGAATCAGGTGGAGGGTTAACATAGACTTCGTTTCCTCTCGAAAATACTTTCGACATGAAACAAGCTAGGTGGAATTTACAATAATCCACGTGGAAGTCCTTATCATCTTCAACAGCAGACACACGCTGAAGTGTATCTACGAAACCCCTTATGAATCTTCCCCTATTCTTTCCTGTGAAGGGAGAATAGAAGGTTAGAAACATATAAAGGAGTGTTTCGACGATCCGGATGGAACCTTTCTTTGGTTCTTTACCAGATCGTCTTGTCACCAGTCTAACGACGTCTGACAAATAATGATGCGCAAGAGCAGCTGTGTTGCTCCCGCCCCGAGGTCTATTGCCTCGTGACATCATGGTCTCTGAATCTACCAGTTGAAACCAAACTGGCCGGTTGGGTGCCGTGGGGACATCTTTATGGGTTGTCCCGAA